AATTTTTTTCTCTTTTGTTATTTCAAATAATAACCCAGCAATATTTATATTTTCTTCATTTCCTAATAATAACAAGCGAATAGTTGTAAACATATCAGTTATTGTATTATTTTTTTTAATGAATTCTTTCATTATATTCATAAATGTCTTACCAATTAATATCATATATTTATCATAATTGTTATCTATAAAATCTATAAAGTCATTATTGTAACTTAGTATTTCGAATATTGTCAATGTTTTAAAGAAACTTTTTGAAAATTTTCTAGTTGCTCTACATTTAACTAATTTATTTTCTAATAATTTTTTTTTATAATATAAAAATTTATTTGATATTTGACATGTTTTTACATAAATATTAATCGAATCTTGTATAAATAATCCTTCTATTATTACTGTTTTATTATAATACTTAATTTCAATACATACTACTCTATTTAAAATCTCATCATTATTAACATTTTTAATATAAATATTTATATCATCTATATATTTGTAAATATTATCTTCAGTTTCATCATTATTACTATATTCATCTAATGACAAATCATCTACTGATAAATCAATAGATGATAATTCATGAGATAAAATATTTATTTTTTTAAATTGTTGATCTGATATATTAAATTTCAAAGGTATAAATAATTTATTTAAAAAATCTAAATATATATTTGTGTATTCTGAATATATAATTTTTAAATCTAATTTTAAAATTATTTCTAAAATAGATTTAATATCCAAAGCACCGTATTTTTCAGATAATTTTATTATATCAAATCTTTTCGTATCTAATGGATATAATATTGTGTTAATCTCATTTTTAAATGTTAAATTATATAAATTTTTTAAATAATTTCTTCCATTAAAAAATGTAGAGTCATTAAAATTTTCTAATTTTATATCTAAATATTTATCTAAAATATTACAATTATTATCCATTTTATTTATTATAAATTCATTATATGCAGCATTTAAATCTTTTACTAATTCATATATTTTCCCAATAACTATATTCCTTTGATATAATGATATTATATTAATATCATAACAATAGTTAATATGATTTTGTAAATTTGCTAGATACTTTGATAAAAATTTATAGTTTCTTTGAATATTAAAAATAATAAATTTGTTTTTTATATCTTGACTTGTCATACCTATATTAATAAAACTATTTTTTAAATATTAAAATTAAATGTGTTTAATTCTAAAAAAATATATATAAATATAGATTATATAATAATGTCTGAAGATAAAAGAAGATCAAGATCATTCAAAGTAAAATTAGGTGATGATAAACCTTACGGAAGATATACTGGAGAATCTCCTTACCAAGCAGCAAATAAAGCACTTTCTGAATTAATTAGAAAGAATAAAAAAGATGGTAATTCTACTGCAGGTAAAATTAACTTTACTTTAATTGAATCAACTAAAGGAAGTAAAAATAAAGAACATCAATATGTAGGTAAAAGAGTTTCATTAAAAAAGCCAATTACATACCAAACAAAAGATGGAGTAGATGTTACAAAAAAATATAAAAATGAATTAAAAAAAGTTAAAAAGGGTGAATAATAAATGTAAAAATATATAGATTATAAATTTTTATTAAAATTAAAATTTTAATAAAAATGTTATATATATTATATATAATGTCTGACAAATTATTTGATATAAATACCGATCTTTTGCACCCAAATTTTGATAAGTATATGAGTATGCCAACAATATTTACATTTATTGTATTATTCCAAGGATGTTTTGGAGGTAATGGAGTAGCACAAACTCCAGCCGCTTTAACAAATATATTACAAGGACATAAATTAAGTCCTTTATTTAGATTTATTTTTTGTTTTTTAATTGGATATACTGCAACATCTGATATAGAAACAGCAGCTATTGTTACTGTAGCATTCTTTGCTTTTTTACACTTAATAAGAACTCCTGAAGAAAGAAAAGAAGTACCATTTCTTGTTTAAGTTATTTGAATAGAAAATTGTTGACAAATATCATTTAACAAATTAAAAATTTGAATCGAATTTAAATTATAAAAATTCATCATATCATAACTGATATTATGACTTTGTAATAAATTTTTTATTGTATTTAAATTTCCATATTTATTTATCATATGTGAATCATTATTGATATATTCATTTATTGTAATTTTAATCTTATTTACATAATCATAATATAATTCTTGATCTAAATTTAATGATTCTATCTTATAAATAATATTTTGTAAATAACTTACAATCACATTTTTTGTATATTTACTTATATCTTCTAGGTTATTTATATTATTAATATTTAGATTTATCACACTAATAATTTTATCATTAAATTCCTTTGATGATATTTCTAACTTTTCATTATTTGTATCATCTAAAACAATATCTTTGTTTTTGTCATTATCATATGTCTCTATTAACATACTATATTTTTTACTATTAACCTTTAATATTTTTTTTAAATTAAATATAGCATCATCATAATCTTTATTTTCAATATTATCTGCATCAAAACGTCCTATTATTATATCTCTTTTTATTTTAATATTTTCAATATATTTATTAATATTACTAGAATCTTCTTTACTTAAATTTATAAAAGGATTATTATTACAATTATAATTCAAATTATTAAATTCTCTATTTAACTTATTATTTAATTTATATAATTTTATTTTTAAAGAATCTATTTCATCATATTTATGTGCATCATTTATCATTTTTTGTATAAATTCATTATTATATAGTTTATTATCTTTTTTAATTATAATTTTATTAGAATTATCATAACCTTTTTCAGATGCAACAACATTTATCATACAATTATTATCAACTTGGATTTCTACTTTAATAATATTTTTACCAGTTTTTTTTTCGTGTAAGTTAGATAAAGTAAAATCACCAATAAGAATATTATCTTTCACTAACTCTCTTTCTCCTTGATAAATTTTTATATTTACTTCTTTTTGATTTTCTTCTTCTACAGTAAATATTTTTTGTTTTTTACTTGGTAATTTTGTTCCCTTCCTTATAATTTTTGTCATCTGACCATTATCTGATTCTATACCTATTGATAATGGTAATGCATCAACTAAAACTAAATTTTTAGTAAAAGTAGATTCAGGATTATTTATCATATAACCTTGTATTGCAGCTCCTATTGAAACAACTAAATCAGGATCAATATTAGAAATAGGTTCTTTTTTAAAATAATTACTTATGTAGTTCCTTATTTCTAATAATTTTGTTGATCCACCGACTAACACAATATAATTAATTTCATTTAATGATAAGTTTGAAGATGATATTATAAGATTTAAATGATTATTGATTCTATCTAATAAAGGCTTAAATAAATTATTTATTTCATTTCTTTTCCTTTTATATTTTAAATTTAAATTAATATTATTTTCTAAATCTTCATAAAAATTATTAATTTGTATTTCATCTAATAGATTACACTTAAATTTCTCACACAAATTATTTAATTCTGAAACTCTCTTTTTTATAATATTATCATCTAATTTATAAAACTTATTTTCTGATTTAAATTCTAGTAAGACATCATTAATAATTGCTTTTGTAAAATCTTCACCACCTAATAAATTATCACCTTGTGTATTAATTACATCATATAAACCTTCATCAATATTTAATATCGATAAATCTAATGTACCACCTCCTAAATCAAAAATTAATATATTAACATCATCATGAATTGTAAGACCATATGCTAATGCAGCAGCTGTTGGTTCATTTATAATTCTTAAACAATTTAAATTAGCAAGTTGAGCAGATAGTAAAATAGAATCACGTTGTATCTGATTAAAATGTGCAGGTATTGTAATAACTACATCTTGTATATTTTCTTTTAATTGCTTATTAGCTTTATTAACTATAAATTTTAATATAAGACTATTTAATTCTTCTAGGGTATAATATTTATCTTCAAATTTATTATTGATTTGAATTTTATTTTCAATTATTTCACAATTAAAATTTAAATCTGATAAAAATTTTAAAATATTAATATCAGACAGATCATAACCAATAAATCTCTTTATATTTTTAATAGTATTATTAAAATTATATTTGGTATTACAAATTATTTTACCTTTATCTGTAAACTCTATAACGCTTGGAAATAAATTTGAGTTATTATTTTTAATATTTATATTAGAATTACCGTTCCATATATTTGCAACACTATTTGTCGTACCTAAATCTATACCTAATACTAATTTTGCCATTAATTATTACTACATTTTAAATAATTATTAATTACGAAATTATTAATTATCTAGTTACTATATTCTGCTAAAAAAAGATCTTTATTTTTCAAATTACATTTTACAGATTTTAACTGTTTTTCACTATCATATTCATCAGATGTTACAAATAAATTTGGATTAAATTCAATTACATCATTTGTATTAAAAACATCTTCTGAATATTCTATTTTTATCTTATTTAAAATCTTAGATTTATTATACAACTCTATATATTCATTCTCATCAAAATTATTTATATATAAATTGATATTATCAATTATTTCTATTTTACCTATTATTTTCTTATAATGAGTATTTATTTTATTCATACCATTATCTAAATCCTCACTATATTGTTTAAATATTTTAATACCAAAATTTTTCATTAAAGCTATTTTTATATTGTCTAATTTTAATAATAAATTCGTTTTATTAATAATTTTACCATCATTAAATATATCTAAATTTATTTTGACACAATTATTTATAAAAAAATTAAATTTATTGTCATTTAATAATCTATCATTTATAATATTTCTATAAACAAGTTGTATTTTAGATAAATATTCATCTAACATTACTTATAATTAAAATTATAATATTTATTTAAATATTATAATTAAAATTATAATATTTATTTAAATAATATTTCTATTTAATTGGTATAATAAAATATAAGGGGAAAAGACTTTTAGTATCTCTTTTTGTTTTATATTATCATTAATTCTTTCTTCCATTTCTAAATTAATTTCTAAGTCATTTTTTGAATCTACTTCGAAATTTTATATTAAATAATTAATTTCATCCAATTTTGTCTTAATATCATCATATAATAATAATATTTTATTTAATTTGCCAATATAATTATCTATTAAATAATTATATCTATTATTTATATCATCTATTTTCTCATTAATTTCATTTTTAATTTCTTCCATTTTAATTTTAAATAACATAATTAAAATTAAAATTTAGCTAACTAAAAATATTTAATGTAATATTTTTTTGTACCACCTTTTTGAGTTACAGTTGCACTATTTAATGGACCTGTTGGATTAGAAGAAGATTCCGAAATAGAATTAGATAAAGTCGACTCAATTACATCTACCAAATTTTCACTTGCAACATGTGATCCTAAATTAGATACTGGAGAAGTAGATGATTCTAAATTAGATACTGCTGTAGCAGGTGATTCTAAATTAGATACTAATTCTTTAGATTTTTCTAAACCGTCTAAACCGTCTAAACCTTCTAAATTTTGTAGAGAAGGCTGAGATAAAAACTTTTTAATTTCTTCTTTTTGTAAGTCGCACTTACATTCATTAGATATCTTTAATAAAAGTTTTATTGCAGTTACTAGATTAGATTGTGACATATATATATATATATATTATATTAATTTTTCAAGATTGATATTATTTATATAACTTGCAAGTTTACTAGATTTTTTCATTGATTTATTTACTTCAACAATATCATTATTATATTTTTTTTCGCCAAAATCTACTATGTTTAAATTATTTATTATTATCAAATAGATTTATTTTTAATTTATATATTATTTTAATAATTTTAAATCTGAAAATTTATATTTTGATAAAATAATCATACTTATTGGTATACATGCATAATCTCCATATTTTTTTAATGCAAAATCTTTAAACTCCTTTATTTTATCTTCATTTAATTCTTCATTTGTTAACTTTAACATTTCGTTTCTACTTAAATTATTTATGTTTATAAAGGTAGATATGTGTGTATTAAAAATTTTACATTCTAAATCAAGATTTTCTCTAAATTCATTATCTGAAATAAATTTAAGATCAAAAAAAGTTCGTGATTCTAATACAAATTTATCATGAGCACATGTTATTAACATAATTTTTCCATTTTCACTTAAAAATTCAAATGCTTTTTTTATAAATGAAGTGACATCTTCATTTAAATTAAAATTTGTAAAAAAAATAATAATATCATAAGAAGTTAAAGGATCAAGTTCATAATCAAAAATGTCAGAATAGCTTATTTTAAAATTAAACTTACCAAATAAGGTGTCAATTGATTTTTTATAACAATCGTAATCAGATTGTACAATATAATATTTATTACAATTTTTAAAATATGAAGATATTTCTAAATCTAACTCAGCATTTTCACTATCAATACTTAATATATTTTTTACATTATTTCTAATACTAATGGGGAAATTTTTTAACCAATTTTTTATTATATATGTTCTGGAGTTTAAAAAATTTATATCTGTAGTATCTACAATCATTAATGGTTATTACATTTAATATTAATAAAATAAACTTAATCTAATAATCCATCGGAATATAATGATTCTAAAATACTATTAAACTTGTCTCTTCCTTCCTTAATTTCATTTTCTTGCTTTTCAAATTCTGATTTAAATTCTAATTTTATATCTTCAAAATCTTCAGGTATTTCATTTGTTAAATTTGTAAGAAATAATTCAGTTGTATTATTATTATTTTTATTTTTTATAGTATTTTTAAATTTTCTTTCTTTTACAATTTCATTATAATTTCTATCTATTTTTGAATTGTCTTCTTTGGTATTAATAACTAAATCATCTGTTGTTTTAATTTTGGATATATCAGAATCTTCAATAATGATCTTATAAGGTATATTTTTTAATTGAAATTTATCACTGACTCTTTTTGTATTTGAAGTTTTAAATTCACTTATTACATCAGGATTTAATTTATCTGAAAACATTAATTAATATATTAAAAAATTTATTAATCTTAAACTTAAAGATATAAATATTATCTTATCTATGAACTTGTATCATGTATTACAGTTAGATAATAATGCGACGTTTCATGATATAAAAAAATCTTATAGGAGATTGGCAAAAATTCATCATCCTGATAAAAATAAGGGTAAAGATGAAGAATTTAAAAAATTGCAGTTAGCTTATGAGATTTTATCAGATATAGAACTAAAGAAAGATTATGATGATAAATATAATATTGATAAACCGTATGATTTATTGCAAAGTATAATAGTTAAAAATAAATTAAATATAATAAATTCTATTTTTGGATATATTTATGAAGATAGTGACGCACTAAAAGATGATATAAATAATTTAAATTTTATTAATATTTATAAAAATGTAAAAACAAAGTTTAATCTTGATATAAATAATGATATTTTTGTTGAATTAAAAGATATATATTTTTCAAAATCAATAAAAATAAATATAAAGCGTAAGATAAATAAAGAATTTAAAAATTTTTCATTAAATATAAATCCAGATATTTATGATGAAGAATTAGAGTATGACAATTTAGGAGATGAGAATATGTTTATTAAAGGTAAGTTAATATTAAAATTAAACTTAATATATGATCCTGAAATTTATTATATTTTAGATGATTATACTTTATTAGTAAATATAAATAATATAAATTATAAATTATTTGATAAAATAGATTTAAAAAATCTAGATAAAAATAAGTTTTTTGAAAATAATGAGTTTATTATTTATAGAGTTAAGGAGTATGGATTTTTAAATATTGATATAAATAAAAGAGGAGATCTATTAATTAAAATAAATAATATTTAATATATATATGTCAAGATTACAACGAAGAATAAATTCAGCATTAAATGTTATAGACATAAATAAATTAGAATTAATATCAAATTTAAATTTTTTAAAAGATACAAATAAATTTAAAAAAATAAATGACTTTAATAAATATGAATATTCTATTGAAGAGTTACCATCTAAAAATTATGACACTAAAATATTAGAATTATATAATAATGATGATATAAAAACAATTATGAATAAAGATAAAAATATTAGTAAATTAATAAATGTTGTATTTTATGGCGAAAAAATAATATCAGATTTTATTTCATCTAGAGTAATTAGAAATATTTTGAATAATTTATTTGTAAAAAATATTTATAAGTTTAAAAAAAGAACTGTTGTGATATTTTCAAAAAATGAATTAGATGATAATTTTATAAAAAAAATAGATTCAATTTTTAATTTTTTTGATTTATTAACTGGAAAGGAAAATATGTATTATTTAGAAATATTTTTATCAGATAAGAAAAAATATTTTAATGAAAATTTAAATTCAATAGATCCAGATAATATAAATTCTGGAGCAACTTTACCAGGTGTATTTATTTATTTATGGAGGAAAGAAGAAATAATAAAGGTATTAATTCATGAAATAGTTCATTATTTAGATTTAGATATGAGAGATTATCAAAATAAATTTAAGATTTTATATAAGGATATTAATTTAGATGCTAAAATGATAAATCCAAACGAAGCCTATACTGAAATATTAGCTTTATTTTTAATGTCGGTATGGAGTTATTATAATCGGGAGTTTAATGAAGATATAAATAATTTTGTAAGTAAAAGATTAACTATTGAATTAGGTTGGTCTTATCATCAAATAAGTAAAATCTTAAAATATTTTAAATGTTATAATAGTTATGATGAATTATTTAGTAATAAGTGTACATTTAGACAACGAACAAATGTATTATCATATTTTATTTTAAAAACATATTTTTTACAAAATATAAATGAAATATTAGATGAATTTAGATTAGATAATTTATATATGACGGAAAAGAATTCTAATAGAATTTTAAATGTAACTAATTTACAGGATGAACAATTTATAAAAAATATAAATAATATAATGAAGATTAACATTGATAGTAAAAAATATGATATGAACTCTTCAAGAATGACATGTTTAAATTAATTATATCATCTAATTTAAAATGATATAATAGAATTTTAAAAAAAATTGATTTTTTAAGTAGTACTTTTTAGTCCATATATTATATAAAATATTTTAAACTATAAATGGGAATTAAACGATTAAATAATTTTTTAAGTGATAAAGATGTATTAAAATATCATAAAAATATTAGTGACTATATAAGATCCTTTAAATCAGACGGTTATCAATTTTTTAATACACGAAATGAAAAATTTACTGTAGGTGTAGATTTGCTATTGTATGCACATAAATATAAATATTCATGTGATAATATTTATGATGGATTTTTAAATCAAATATTGCATTTTTTATCAAATAGAGTTATTCCGGTCTATATTATAGATGGCGTAGCCCCAGATGAAAAAAATGATATTATAGAACATCGTATGAATAAAAGAATAAAAATAGATAAAAAAATAAAATGTTTGGAAGATGAGTTGATAGATTTAGATGATAATAAAGAAAATAGTGATGAAATTATTTCAATTAATAACGAAATATTAAAATTATCAAAAAATAACATTAAAATTAATTCTTCAGATATTGATAATTTAATAAATTTATTTAATATTTTTAATATACCTTATATTAGAGCAAAAAATGAAGCAGATACATTAATATCAGAATTATATAAAAAAAAAATAATTAATGCTTGTTTGTCAGAAGATATGGACTTGTTAGTATTTGGTTGTAGAAAGATGATTAAGTTCAAAACAAATCTTGTTGTAGAATATGATTTAGATTATATTTTAAAAAAATTAGATCTATCTAATGAAGAATTTATTGAGCTATGTATATTATTTGGATGTGACTATTTAAAGCCATTGCTTAGAATGAAACCGGATGAAATATATACTAAATATAAGAATAATAATAGTATACCACAACTGTTTAATAACAACTATAATATAAATACAGTTAATAAATATTTAGAAGATTATAGAAATGTTAAGAATATATTTTTAAATGGAAATAAAAATGATAATGAAAAAAATAATAGAATTAAATTAAATTTAGAACATATTAATATTAATAAATTATATGATTTTATAAATGATAATAATATGACAAATTATGATGGTATTGGATATCATATATCGCATATCAATGATTTAATAAAAAATAAAAAATTCGGAATTTAATATATAAAATTTTTTATTATTACTTAATAATAAAAAATATTAAATTAGATGATAATATATATTATATTTATAAAAAAATTTGGAAATAGAGATAGTTAAAATAATTATAAAAATATAATTATTTTAATATATTAATTGATTTTTTAATTATAGGTTTTGAGCAGCAGTAGTTGATTTCTTACCTTTGCCTTTACCTTTAGCGATAGGTTTAGCTTCTACTGCTTTCTTATCCTTACCTTTACCTTTACCTTTAGATTTAGTCGTTGTTACTTCAACATCTGAAATATCAGATCCTGAAGCAGATGATACAGAAGTATCATCGTCATCTGCAGTCTCAAAAGATCTATCATACAATCTCTTCATATAAGTTTGGAAGTTATTGAAATGAAGTTCATCAGTATCCTTTAGATGAAACAACTTTTTAAGAGTTGCATCTGGAAAGATATTACGCTTATCTTCAGGGTCTTGAAGATTCTCTTCTTTTACATAATCATAAACCATTTTAGTTAGCATGGTTCTTGGAAGTTCTTGATCTGCTTCACATCCCCATGGTTGCTCACAAAATTCTGGAGGAACTGGTTGTGCTGCATTAAATCCACTTGGATCACGTTTTTCAGACGGATCTTTTGTTGACTTCTTACGTTTAGAAGCTTCTTTAACTTCTACCTTATGAGCTCTCTCGAGTTCTTTGTTAAAATTTTTTAAAGCGCGTTGTAGGACAACTTGTTCTCCAACATTTGCTTCAATATCTGAAAGGATTTCTTTTACAGTTCTAATTACTTTGGTTTCCATATTAATAGTATTATCTGACATATCTTTATATACTTTATTAAGAATAGGACTTCAAGAACTAGATATATCAATTTTTTTTAAATATCATATTATAGTATAAATTAGGTATATTTGACAAAAAAAGAAAGAGTTTAAAGATATCATTATAATATAAGTATATATGGAATCTGAATGTAATCAGTTACTTTCTAAAGAAGATGTATTATTACAGTCATTACATGAGTTTTATAAAAATAAAGTTTATGTAGAAAAGATACTACCAATTGTTACTGGAAATAGTGATATTTCTTTACGAGTATTAGATTATTTTGTAACTAATTATTCAAAAAATAATAATATTATAATAAAAGATAAATTAAATAATTATAATGTATACCAAGATTATAAAAACAAATTAAAATCATATAATAAGAGGTTTTTTGATCCATTTTGTAGAATAAATAAAAAAAATATTACAAACAAAATTGCTTTTAAATATGATACTGATAAATTTATAATTACAACAATAGGACAATTAAATTTTTTTAGATGGGCTATTAAAAATAAAATTATAGATTATGTAGTAAGAGATCATGATAAAATTAATAATGATATGAACAATTTAAATGCGAATAAAAAGAAGTATAAAATTAATAATACATTGGATGAAGCAAATAAAGAAAAATATGTATTAAATACAACAATAAATTTTGGAGGAAGTACAAAAAAAAATTATAAAATTACAACAACAAATATAAATGATAATAAATTTAATATTACAAAATTACAATTTGAAAAATAATATATGTAAATATATATAATGAAATATATTTACATTCTATTAATTTTGTTAGTCTTATTTATCTTAGTTTTTTTAGTTACTGAAGATAGATGTAAAGTTGAAAGATTTACACAATTCCCTCAAAATAATTTTGTATGTACGGATCCAAACGCAACAAATAAATATTCAGGTGATCTTACAGATGATCAAGTAGTAAATAATAGTTATTGTTCATATAATACAAGTGTTGTATGTAATAGACCATTTGCAGATAATTATGATTCAAATTTAGATAATTTAAATAAAAATAATATTTCCAGTGATATTTCAGTTTGTGGATTATCACAATACAATAATTACATTGATGTATTTGAATACGATGATGATGGTAATAAAATAAGGGCACTTAAAAATGATGCATCAGGAACACCATTAAGTTACTTAGGTGAAGAAGTATTAATTGATAGTTTAGATACAAGAAGTGTTTCAAATAATGAAAAGTTTTTAAAATATAAATCAGATAATAGTATTGTTTATAAGCAATCAAATGTTATAGATAATTCTAAATGTAAAAATATAAATAACAAAATATGTAGATTCCCAACTGCAAAAACTACAATAAATTCAGTTCAAGGTATATCTAAAGATAATACTGAATATTCTTCTTTAATAAGTAGTAATAATGAATTGTTACCTGATAAATATTTAATATCTGGAGCAGCATTTACAGAAGATGAAATAAAAGAAAGAACAAATAAAAAATCTTTATATAAAGAGTTATTCTTCGAAACAGATACTATTGGCGGATTTGGATTAAATTTATGGGATGAAAATGGTTTTGTAAATTTAGGAGATTTAACAAGAAGTAAAAATATAGTATTAAATTCAGATATTGCGATGAGTACTGATGATAATAAAACGGGTGTTATATTAGGATCATATATTGATGAAAATGGAGATATTATTAATAGATTTGGATATGGATTTAGTGCTTTGCCTAGAAACTATAATGAATTAGTATCTTATGCTAGAAATAATGACTTTCATGTTGCATTAGCAGTTAGTAAGAAAGCAGATAAATATGCATGTGGAATAGGTAAAACAAAAGCTATTGCATGTGATATTGCTTTAGCAAGATGTAGAACTTTTGTAAATTTTGATAATTTGGAATTATATTTTAAAGATTTATTAAATGTCTTACAAACAGAAATGAAAAGAAGAAGAAATTTATATCATATTAAATCTTATGCAGGATATGGAAGTATAGTAAATAGTAAAATTATTGATATTTCTAATGCAGATGAAAAAGAATCACAAGATATAATAAAGGATTATATTATGAATAAAGATGAATTAACTTTAGCAACTTCATATTATAGATTTATGTCACATAAAGAATTATATAATAAATTTTTAAATGATCCTTTAGCTGTTGATAATATTATAATTAAAAAAGTAGAAAAAACAGATACAAATATTACTAGTCTACCTTCATTACAAGAAGTTATGAATTATATTACTGATAAGGCTAAAAAAGATGAAGAAAATGGTAATATTTGTGGTATTTTAATGATAGATAATGAAAGATACATGAATTTTAATAATGATGCAACAGAAATATCATCTAAATGTAGTCCATTACCTACAATAAATAATTTTACCTGTGGTGATAATGTAGATGATTCTTTATGTACAAAATCAGTCGTTTTAGGACTTGATATAAATGGAACTTGCTTTGCATCTCAAGAATCAAAACCACATTACCCATCCAATAAAGATTTTTTATTGGATCCTATTCAAAAGGAACATATGAGTAATGACGATTATGAAAAAATAATGTTGCAATGGAATAATGAGAAAAAATCTGTAGCTGAAAATAGTAAAATGGATTTAGCAAATGAATTATTAGATAAATGTAAAAATATGGGAGGATCTAACTGTATTTTATATAAATTTGATGGTCAAATTTATTCGTACAACTCTTTATTTAATTAATCTTATTTTCTATATTTAATATATAGAATGTCATCTAGTGAAAAAATTATTAAAACATATCCGGAATTAACAGCATTTCAAGTAGAATATGAAGGTCAAGTATTTGATTGTAATCGTTGCATGGGTAAAGGTAAATGTTGCGGTGCTCAAAATAATGAATTTAATAGTCAATTAGCATGTCAAAAATGTCGTTGTCAAAATTTACACGATGTTAAAGACAATACACGTACAGAAAAAGTAAGACAACCAAATTGTGACGATTGTGATGATACACAATTTAATATCACATATTGCGATAGTTATGGTCATTTAAATAATAATTTAAAAGCAAATATTACTGATTGTAGTAATAATTTTATGAATGTTGGTAATAATTCTACTATTGAAGATGTAGAATTACGTTCTGAATGTAATATAGGCGGTGAAGAAAATGTAGATGTAATTACACCAACTACTGTAAATCAAAGTCAATCATCCGCAAATACAAAATACATATATGGTGGTGGAATAGTATTAGTTTTAATACTATTTTATTTCTTATTTTTTTAATCTAGTTTTTATATATATGAATATAAAAACTTTATCTATATTAATTGTTTTACTTCTAATAATTTCTTTTACAAAAAAAGAAAGTTTCGCCGATGGATACATGAATGAAGCTAGTGGAGGTATTTTAAATAAAGATAAAACATCTCCTTTTAAAAAAAATAAAGATCCTAATAGTCCTGATTTTAATTCAGGTATTGACTCACTAATTAAAGAAAAATCCGAAAATGATAGAACTGTAATAGTTAACGAAGATACTGAAGATTTAGATATTGATAATGAAGCAATTGTTGAACATGAAGTTAGAGGTGAAGAAGAAGGAAGTGGTTGTAGTGATGTACTATTATTTGGATTAGTTTTATTAATCGTAATTTATATTGTATATTTTCAAATAAACAAGTTGAAAGTATTACAAATGGATTAATTTAAAAAATAATATTTATATATTATATAATGTATAAAAATTATTCATTTATTAATGAAAACAATTTAAATTTCAGCAAATATTTAAGTATAGAAGGTTTTGGAGATTCATCCTCTGTATCAAATACAAATGTAAATAATGAAGTAAATTCTACTTCTGAAACCAATGTTGAAAATACTACTCAAAATGAAACTACTAATAATACTGATAACTCTATCGCATCAGAAACAAATGTTGATAGTAATACTCAAATTGATTCTTCTATGGAGACAACAAATGTTAACACTACCGATAACAGTTCAGTTATGAATATTCAAAGTTCTACAGATACATATAATGTTGATAATTCATCTGTTACAAATAATACTACATCTAATATTCAAAGTAAGATGATTCAATCATGTGGTGCTTCAATTGAAGAAGCACAAGGTGCTGTTAATATTGTAACAGATGAATCAATAAATACAAATATTGATGCAAGTAATACATTTATTAATACTGGTGACAATGTTACAATTACTGATGTAAGATTGGAAACTTCATTAGAATTTGTAGGCCCTGAAGTGGATAGAAGTTGTATGTTAGATGCTATGAATGAATTATCATCTGAACTTGAAGCTGAAAATGATAATAGTAAATCTATGGCAGGCGGTGAAGGTGGAGATATTGGAGCAGAAGCTGGAGGTAATACAACTGCAAATGAAAATACATCTGAAAAGGCAGATTCATTAGATGCTAGTATGGATGCTGGTCAAGAATTAACAAATGCAGCTACAACTGAAAATACTAGCGAAAATACTACTGAAAACATAGCAGATGTCTCAAACGAACAAACATCAGATCAGTCAACAGATGCTGCCGCTTCATCATCAGCAGCAGCAGGTTTAGCTGCTGGATCCGGTTCAGGTTCAGGTATTTCTGATTATTTATTAATTATAATAGTATTAGGGATTTTATTAAAATTTATTAATAAAGATTTAAATTTAGATAATATAAATAATATATTTAAAAAGTATTATTTACATATAGTTAGTGGTATATTATTATTACTATTTATAAAACAATAAATAATTTAAAAACCTCTACAATTTTATATATATATATATATATATAAAACAATGTTTAAAAATTATTCATTTATAAACGGAAAAAATATTGTAACACAATCAATAGGCGCACCTTATAATACAATTGAACATTGGTGGGATTCATCCTCTGTATCAAATACAAATGTAAATAATGAAGTAAATTCTACTTCTGAAACCAATGTTGAAAATACTACTCAAAATGAAACTACTAATAATACTGATAATTCAATTCAATCAGAAACAAATGTTGATAGTAATACTCAAATTGACTCTTCTATGGAGACAACAAATGTTAATACTACTGATAACAGCTCAGTTATGAACATTGAAAGTTCTACAGATACATACAATGTTGATAATTCAGCTGTTACTAATACTACAGTTTCAAATACTCAAAGTAAAATGATTCAATCGTGTGGTGCTTCTATTGAAGAAGCAGCCGCTGCTGTAAATATTGTAAAAGATGAATCAATTAATACAAATATTGATGCAAGTAACACATTTATTAACACTGGTGACAATGTTACAGTAACTGACGTAAGATTAGAAACATCTATAGATTTTGTAGGGCCTGAAGTGGATAGAAGTTGTATGTTAGATGCTATGAATGATTTACAAACTGATTTAGAGGCAGTAAATGAAAATAGTAAATCCATGGCAGGTGGCGAAGGTGGCGATGTTGGAGCAGAAGCAGGTGGTAACACTACATCAAATGAAAATACAACTGAAAAGAAAGATGAAGTAGACGCAGGTATGGATGCTTCCCAAGATTTAACAAATGCTGCAACAACAGAAAATACTACTGAAAATACTACTGAAAATGTAGCAGATATTACAAATGAGCAAACAGCTGATCAATCAACAGATGCTGCTGCTTCCTCATCAGCAGCATCAGGTTTAGCTGCTGGATCCGGATCAGGATCCGGTATTTCTGATTATTTATTACTATTAGTAGTAATGATTGTCTTAATATATTGTTTAATGAAAGAATTTAATTTAGATTTGAATTTAGATTTAGATTTAGCAAAATTGAATGAAATGTTTAATGAACAACACCTATTTATTGTTATTGGTGCTTTATTATTTGCTAATTATATGTTATTCTAATAATTATAAATATAAAATCTTTATATTTATAATATGGATATATCCTTTGAAATTATTTTAATTTTATTTATACTAATTTTTTCTTTTGTAACTTTATTTTTGAAAAATAACTCTCCTGATGCATTATATGGATTTATATTTAATTTAATTTCTAAAAATTCACTTATGTTTTTATTTTGTGCTATAATTTTATTAATATTAATTTTTAATATCAGGATTTTTTAGTTTATAATAATTTATTTTTAATATATATGAATACAGATAAATCACATTTTGTAAATATTTGTTTTACAATGATAATTACTATTATCATTATTATTTTTATCTATAGATTATTAATGGCAGATTCTATAGCAAAAATAAATAGCATTAAAAGATTATAAGCAAACTACATTATTTGTATCTGACATTTTACAAGCTATCTCTTCTAAATTGGTTTTATAGTCATTTTTACAATTAGGACATGAAAAATTAATTAAACAATATTTTGAATATTTATTCAAACATTTTCTATGAAATATATGATCACAATCAGGTAATTTTATTTTATGTTCATTTTTTTTAATATCTTCTTGACATATTGAACAAAAAATATTTTTTTTACATTTACCCATAGGTTTTTTGAAAAAATTATCATTAATTTTTTCAATATTCAATAATTTTATATTTAATTTATCATCTTCTTCAATTATTTGTTTTATTGTATTTACTATAATTTTTTTATTAGATTTATTACAGCGCTTTATTAAACTTTCTATTTCGCTTATAGTGTAATTTGACATATATCTATATATTTTATTATTTATTTTTAATGGTTATTTATAATATCATTATAATCAGTTGAAATATTTGGATTATTAAAACTTTCTATACTATCACTTGATGTTCTATCATCTATCATATTAAGATTTATATCTTCTTCGGACGAACTGTCATTTTCAGAATTTTCAATAATGACATTTTTATTTTGTAAATCTTCTATTTCTAATTCAATCAGATTTGATACAGAATCCATTTCACTACTGAATCTTTCATTAATTTCAGAAACTTCTGTATTTGTATTTAAATTTAATATTGACGTTTCTGAAATTGGATTAATTTCTGTATCAATAATTTCATCATATTCATCACTTGATTCATTTAATGTTATATCATTTATTTCTCTAATATCAATTACTACAGGCGTCGAGTACATACCAAATCCATTACTATTTATCCATAATCCATACAAATCTAATACTAACTTAATTGTTTGACCTTTTTCTAAATCTGAAAAAAATCTTATTTGTGTTTGTTTATCATAAGAAACTTTAATTTTATTTAATAAATGGGCATTTAACTTTAATTTAATATATGGTTCATTGTATTCGCCATCATTTCTTATACTTCCTTTAAACTTAACATTATTACTATAAAACCAATTACTATTATTTTTTGCAACATCTATTACATGATTATCTAACAAACTCAAAAATTTAACAAAATTATTTATATTTTTATTATTTTCAGAAACACCTAATACTAAAGTTACAATATTTTCTGTTTTATATAAATCAATTATTTTCAATTCAGGTGTTTGAATAAGAAATTTTGTTATTCTATTTCCTTTATTGTACTTTAAAAGTACACTTCTCTTAAATTTTTTATCTAACAATTTTGAAAATATAATATTATTCAAATTTATATCTTTGATATTATATGGCTTTTTCATTATTTATATATTCATAAAATTATAAATATCTAAATATTTTTACGTATTAATAAATTAACTTTAATTTAAAGATTCTTACTTGTTGTCTTCTTGCGTCCTTTCTTAGCTGGAGGAGGAGTTGGAGGCTTTACATCAATTTCTTCTTCAGATTCATCTGAATCATTATCTTCTTCAGATTCTTCATCAGATTCTTCTTCATCTTTATTTGTATCTTTTGTATCTTTTGTTACAAATTCCTTAACTAGTGTTACTTCACCATCATCATCATCATCAGAATCAATAAATGGTTCAGCTCCATCATCATTGTCATCTGTAGCTACTTGTTGAGTTCTTTCTTGAACTTCAACTCTACGAAGTTTCAATGTAGCACCATACATCTTCTTATCTTGACCATTAGCTGGTTGCTTAGATGCCCACAATTTAGAAACATGGAAAACGAAACGATGCTTACGCATGTATGAAACGTGTTTACGCATATCATCTAGGGATGCAACACTAATCTCTGTATGTGATCCATCTTTTTGATAAGAATCAGATCCTTCATTATTCTTCTGGAAAATTTCTACTTGAACATTTTCAGTATTATAATCCAAATGAATTTTTCCTTTCATATAATCAGGGCGTGATACTGCAGCTTCTTTTTCGTCGGCTTCAGAATCATCTGAATCATCTTCTGCAACAATTTTAGATTGTCTCACAATAGGTTGATAAGTATACTTTTTAGCAGCTTTAACACTTCCAAAAAGTTTAATTTTCATATCATCACTATCTAGATAATTATCAATTAAAACGAGCGAGTCCTTAAAATTTGTGAGTTTCTTAGCTCGTACTGTCCTTTCATCTACTGTCTCGTTTGTAACTAGTTCATTAACCTCCAATGGAACTTTTACAAAAGCACGTTGTTTTGCAGTTTTGTAAAACTGGCCATCACTGTCAGGAATACCATAGTTGTCTAGAAGAATCTCACAACTCTGGATATCCCATTGGGCTTCTCCTTTTTTTGGATCATTATACCTGAAATAAGAAATTTTTTGGCTTGGGATTCGATCATTGTCTTCGAGATCTGTAATAGATACTCTTGACAATTCAATCTTGTTGTATGGGATGATGTTATGTTTTGCTTTGCTCATTTTATATTATTATAATAAGGTAAATTCCTAAATACTTTAATTTTCAATATTTTTAATACAAAAATATATAAGGTTTATATCCATTATATATATAATGGATATAAATGGTATACCAGTATTTAAAGAATGTGATCCGTTTAATATAGAACTTCAGATTATTAAAGTGCAATATTTATGGAAGTATCATAAATATCACAAATCAAAAATGAAAATTATTAAAAATTTCAAACTTCTAAAAAATCATTGCGATCCAATTTCATTAGATTATTTTTTTATTGATAATTCTTATTTTAAAAATTTAAATAATATATATCCTATATTTTACGATAATGTTATGTATGTATATCAATTATCATCATTAAAAGAATTAATTGAACAAAATATTAATGAAATATATTCAAATAAACCATTTCAATTAAATGATATTAAAAATATATTATTTTTAACAAAAAATTGTAAAATTCCAAAAGTTAAAATAACAAATACTGAAAAGTTATATAATAAAAAAATTAAAATATTTCAAATATTTTATGAACTAGAAACATATTTTACATTAGCATTATATGAAAATATTAATAAAAAAAAATTATTTGATGTATATAATGAATTGTATTTAATATGGACATCTTTTAGAGATGATAATAAAATTGATGAAATTAATATTTTTAGGACTAAAATAAAATGGAGTAAAAAACGTAAAGATATCGAAAATAAATTATTAGATAATATTGATATAATGATAAATAATAATTTAGAAGATGTTTTTAAAAAGAATATTTGTTACATCATAATTGGAGCATTTTCATATGTAGACAAAGATATTAAAAAAATATATAATAATATAGATTTTATTTAAAAGATTATATATTATATAAATAAATGAGTAATATTAATTTTTCAAATAATCAATTAATAGAATGGAATAATAATAAATCACATAATCCTGTAAGTAAAAGAAGAATAAAAGTGAATGGTCCAATATATAAAAAGATAAAAAACTTATATGATAATAAAATTAATAAAAATGATGATAGAGTTGATAGTTATCAAAGTTATCGTAGAAATAAAATAGATCCTATTCTTTTACTAGATCTTCCATTAAATAATATGGATGAAAAAGATTTATTTAAGTTTGAATATAAATGGAATCCATATACTGGAGAAAGATTAAAAGAAAAAGATGAATGTGGACCATTATTTTTCGATCCAAATGCTTTAATTCATTATTTTCATTCAAATAGATTAAATAATTTATGGATTCCTGAATCATATGAAAATAATGATTATGTACAAGGTCATTATGGTGATGCATTAGGTAAATTTCCAGATTTTGAAATTGTAGGTAGAGGTAAACATCCAGAATGGTATTTATTTAGATTACCAATTTTAGATTGTTATTTAATGAAAGATCATTTTTTGCAGTCAGTAACGATGGGTCCAATTTTAACAGATAAAGAAATTAAACAAATTTATAACTTGTCAAAAAGATATAAAAATTTTTATAAAGATACTTTTGATTATAAAAGACCTAATTTAGTAAAAATGAAGGAATTATATGATATAGCAGTTAATCCTTGTAAGTTACCAGAGTTATATAATGACATATCAGAAGATGAAATTGAACAAATAAGATTTGAAATTAATTCAGATTCTGTAAAGTCATTGATAGCATTTAAATAACTAATTGTGCCATATTATTACCTTCTTCATAAATTTTTAAAACAATACAAATACTTGTATCTGGTTTTTGTAATTTTAATTGTGTAACAATTCTATTGAGTTGACTTCTACTAAAACTATGGTTCCAACCCATATAAATATTATTATCATTCATAATTTGTATACAATCTTGATTTAAATGATATCTACCATATTTAAATTCTAACTTATTCATTAAACATTGTACTATATATGATTTATAGTAAAGTTTAGATGGGTGCAATCCAATAAACCGACATATGTCAGAATTATAGTATTCACCTTTATAATTACTATCTTTTTGAAAGTTCATTTTATAATTAATACTCCTATTAATTATAAAATCATAATATCAATTTTTTTCCCTAAATCACGATATATAAAACTATCAGGTATACATTTTATTATTATTAAACTTTTAATCATCATTGTAATCATTTGTTTTGTAAAACCTATTTTATAATGATTCCTCCATATTGAATCATTTAAATAAAATAAGTTATAAAATGTTTGATTAGTATTAAATAATTTAAAATTTATTATAATATCAAAAAAATTTTTATTTAACTTCCATAGTTTTTTATTTTTTGTAGTATATATAGATACTCTTTTCGGTATCTTATCAAAAATATAACTTATATTATATTGTATATCTTTTAAATTAAGCATATCTAATAAATTACTATCAAAATAATACATAATAATATATTAATAAATATTATATTTCTAAGTTATTTACTTTTACTCCCATATCTAAATTATATTCGTTAATAGAATCACAAATTAATGATTCTATTATATTATATAACGCATTCGTATTAAACCCATTTTTTATTTGATTATTCCAATATCCTGGCATATCAAATAATCTCTTATATGTTAATTTACTATTTTTAGGATATTTATTCTTAATTATACTAATAATCTGATTATTTAAAACAATTTTTCCATTTATATTACTCCATATATTATCATTATTGAAAATACTATTTAATATTTCTTTTTTTCCATACGCTTTTATCTCTAAAGATAGATAATCTAATAAATTTTTATCAAAAAAATATTTCATTTATTATATAAATAATGATTTATATATTTATATAATAAATTATTATTTAACTTAAAGATATAATAAATTATACAGCGATCGGTTTAAATACCTCAAATTTATTTCTATTCATAATATCACTAATTATATTATTATTTTCTATCATATTAAATTCACTTCTTTGCAATGCTTCAGTATCTTCTATATATTCTGAATTCATTACATAATCTACATCTAATAGTAAACTACATAATCCAGTACCGCCTGAAATAACTCTACCTGCCATAATTCTAGAAGATACACTTCTCATATGATCTATTTCTCCGAACATTGCAGCTTTTGTTAGTTGTTCAATAGGCATTTCAAATGATGCTCTAGATAACGGATCAGTATCTAACTTATTAATACCATGTCTATCAATTGATGTGAATGTGCCTGTATTTGTCATAACATCTACTAATATTGATATATGGTGATAATTAACATTATGATCACTAAATACTTGATAATATTCTTTAATTAGTGAACTTCTAGATGCTTCAATACCTAAATATCTATTTGTTTGATTTACTTCATTACAATAAGTTCTATTTAAATCAATTCCATCTACATATCTTATATCAACTAAATTTATACCTTTTGTATATATAACCATTTCAGATGACTCTTCAAATTGATTGTCATCATTAGAAAATGTTATTAATCTACTATTACTATCAACTTCTGCCTTTATAATATCATCAATACCTTTTAATTTAAAGTTTTCTAATACCCAATCATTAATTCCTAATAACAACTCAAAATTAAAATCAACTATATCAAATCTAATATGAATTGTTGGCTCTTCACTATTATCATAATTTGATAATATAGATGATCCCACAACTGAAGTCATAATTTTTTTTTCAGTTCTTTTCACACCTTTTCCTTCATTGATAAAGTTCTTAAAGAATTTAATATAACTTGTTTTAATTTCTAACACTGTTACATTTTTTTCAATTAATTTATTTCTATCTAATTTTATTCTCATTAACCAGGCCATATTTTCAAAATTCTTTGTACTTGATTTTAAATTCACAAAAAATGGATTACTTACTTTATCCTTTTCTGTATAACCTCCATTATTTGTATTAATATCATATATCATATCATAACTAACAATCAAATCTTTTATTGTTGTATGTTGAATACCTGCGGCAATAACATTTACTTTATCTTTATCATTTCTTATATTCTTATCCAAATATATATTCATTACTGGAGTCTTAATATTATGTGTTGCTCTAGTTAATTCCTCAACACGTGGTACACCTTGCATCTGAGCAGAACCACTACCAGTTGCATGGAATGTGTTCAGAGTCATCTGCGTTGATGGTTCGCCAATATGCTGTGCAGCCAAACAACCAACCATTTCACCAGCCTCAACTTGTGATTTTTTAAAATCATTTATAATTAGATCTACTATTTTATCAAATTTATACTTTGTGAACTTATACTCGAAAATTAACTTTTTAGGACATAAGTATTCATACATATAATATTTAAAAACTTCTTTCGATCTCTTTTCATCTTTTAATTTGATAGATTTTTTATCTTTTAATTGAGTTTCATTAAATGTAATTATTTGTGTTATATTTGGTAATAAAATATACTCAATTCTATCAAAAATATATTCTAATGATAAAGTTTCATTTTTATCATTATTTCTTATTGATAATCTTTCATCATCTATAATTCTTGGTAAATTTACTGGAAAATAAAATTCTGTTAGTAATGTCTTATAATTTAAATTTAATAATCTCTGTGTTATTCTCATTAAATCTCTAAATTTAATTAAATCCTTATAATATCGATCATTTAATCTTCTTACAACATCTAAACTTTCTTTTGTACTCTTTACAACGGATTTTATTTCATTTTCACTTAAAGTATATTCTGTTTTTATCTCTTTATCACCTTTATCAACTGTAGTCAATGAAATCTTTTTCTGTTTTGTCTGATCTAAATTAAAATCACTGTAAATATATTGTAAAATAATATTATTACCTGTTCTTACTGTTCCATCATATTTAACTCCTACATCTTCTAACCCTTTCATCAATTTTCTAGATATATAACCAGTTTCTGCAGTTTTAATCGCAGTATCAATTAAACCTTCCCTACCTGTCATATGATGAAAAAAGAATTCTTGAGGTGACAAACCATCCAAATATGAATGTTCAATATAACCTCTGGCTAATGGAGTATCATCATTTTGATGAAAATGTGGTAAAGCTCTATTATTTACTTCTTTTTGAATTCTTTTTGTTTTAAATATATCTTGACCTAAAGCACCCATAATTTGCATGAGATTTACAGGCTTACCCTTTGCATTTGGATTAGCCATAATATAAAAGTTATTATTATCATCTAAATCACCCATTACCAATTGCTGAATATCACCTTTTTGAGCTGATAAATTACTTTGTATACTCTGTTCAAAAATATCCGCATCTAATAGCTCTGGATTATTTTCTATCTCAGTAATCAAATGATTTATTTCTAATTTTTTCTTTTCCAACTCGGAAATAATATTATCTTTAACTTTCTTTGTTATATAACAGTCCTTCAGTCCAACTGAAAAACCATCATATAAAAGCCAATTTACATTAATTCTTTGAATATCTGTAATATAATCTGATGTAATCTTAGATCCATATCTATCCCAACAATTACTAATAATCTGTTTATTCGCCTTCGCCTTTACTTGACCTTTAATTATATCACCATCTTCAACAGTAATTGAAGATTTAAAATTTATACCAGCTGGTATAATTAAATTATACATTTCAGTACCTGTATATGTTTTACCTTTTTCTATTTTTAACTTATCACAACATACACCAGTTGAATATACTATAATATTCATTAAATCATGCCAATTTACTCTAGCATCTGGTGATGTCATTTTATAAGTACCTAAAACTGAATCTTGCACTGGAGCAATAATTGGCTCACTATCCTTAGGTGAAATAATCAACTTATTGATATCAGCAATCATTGCCAATTCAGTTTGTGTTTGTATGCTCTGTGGAGCAAACAAATTCATCTCATCTCCATCGAAATCTGCATTATATGGTGTTGTTACATTCACATTCAATCTAAAGGTATTGAAACGATCATCATCTATAATTCTTGCTCTATGACACATCATACTTAATTTATGAAGTGATGGTTGACGATTGAATAATACTGGATCTCCATTATATAAATGTCTTTCTACGATATCACCATATTTTAACTTAATACTCTTCTTTCTATATCTTAAATCAAATTCTCTAACATTTGAACTACCTAATGAACTTCCTTGAATTACAAAATTAGCACCTGGATAAATATATCTTCCATTTCTCACCAATTTTGTCAATCTCTCTACATTATAAGAAGTTACAACTTCTGGAAATGTAAGTTCCATTGCAATCTTTCTTGGAATACCTAACTCATTTAATTTCAAGTTAGGATCAGAAGTAATAACTGAACGTGCTGAGAAATTTACACGTTTACCCATTAAATTACCTCTAATTCTCCCCTTCTTCGATTTAATTCTTTCTGAAATACTTTTAAATTTCTTTCCACCCATCTTTTGTTCACATGTCATTATAGAACTCTTATCATTATCAAAATATGTAATTGCATGATATTGTAAATAAGTCGCTAAATCATTACCATATTTTGACTCTTCTCCACTTACTAATTCCTTATCTTTTTGAATTCTCAATTTTTCATTTGTCTTAATTATATCTGCTAATTTATGTGTCAAATCATCTTCATATGTAGCTGATGCTAAATAATCAGCTCTTAATGAAGGTCTAATTGCTACAGGTGGAATTGGAAAATTTGTAATTAAAAAATCTTCTGGACGAAATAAAGAAGGATTAAAACCAAGTAATCTAAAATCTTCGTCACTTACATTCCTAAAAATTTTATAAATATCACTTGCTGTTAAATTCTCTTTTATTGGCTTACCATCTTGAACTTCGCCATCCTCATTTACAATATTTGTTAAATTTGTCTCAGCAATTAAAAATATCCCACCTGTATTTTTTTTCTTCTCTTCTCTAATCTTTGGAACAGGAACTCCTACGTCGCTAACTGTTATACCTGTACACAATTTCTTTAATTCAGTAAATCTTTTTTTCCCCTTAAAAGTTCTAACAATTCTATTTAATTCATCTGGATTCTTATGAGCTAATAATCTAGAACTTCTTAAACAAATACATGATAATAAATTTTTCACAACAGCAAAAAAACCAAAATGAAATACAGGAGTTGTTAATTTAGTATGACCAAAATGACCAGGACAATCTCTCGCACCAAGACCACAGTATGCACAATCTAAATTTGAATCAGTAATACCTAAACGAGTATCTACTAATCCACCCCTCTTTGGTTCAGAATTTTCATACGATTCAGGCAATGTGATACCTAGTGGATCCTTGATAACACTAGAATGATCCTTAACATCCTCATTAGTGTATACACTAAATTGGATCTGGTTTATATGGTGTAAATCTTCATCATATTTATATCCGGACATTAATCTTATATATTATATTAATATTTAAGTATTTTAACAAAAGAAATATCAATATTTTTTTATATTGTTGTTATATAAAAAGAATCAATTTTTATATAAAAAATCTAATTTATTAACTCCTCAAATTTAGTGGTTGATAAAACCTTCAATATTTTTGTATCATTTCTATAATAATTAATATATATTTTACTATTCTTATCTATCTTAATATTCTTATAAAATAATAAAACAAAATATAATGGAACATTTATATGTATGTTAAATAATTCATTTTTTAATTTATTCAAACTTAACTTATAATTTGAATCATAATATTCTATATCTTTTATGATTTTATTATGTAATACCTTATCTTTTACATTATCATTGTAATTTATTAAAATATTATTTCTTATACAATATAAATTATTTTCAAAAATAAACTTTTTAATAAATAATCCTACTAGTAAAAAATTTAATAAATAAATTAATATTGTTATATCTATTATTTTTTCTTTACCAAAATAATAATATTTATTCGGTTTTATATTTTCATAAATCCTATTTATGAAAAGTAAAACATTTAACATATTTAATATTTAAAAAAGGTTACATTTACTTATTTGTTTATTATTTAAGAAAATGTTAATATTTAAGTATTAAAAATGGATAGAATTAAAAGATATATTGATTCCGATAATTTATCTGATTCAAATGATTCAAATGATTCAAATGATTCAAATGGATCAAATGCGTCTTCTTCAGAATATTATGAGTCTGGCAATAATTCAGACTCGGATATAATTTCGAATGAACCTAAAGAAGATAATTATGACATATCTGAATCTGAATCTGATGATGAAATAAGTCATTTAAAACTAAATAGTAATTGGTCTATTTGGTATCATCATCAAAAAAACAACTGGAAGCTAGATAGTTACAAAAATATTTTTACATTTAAAAATATTAAAGATTTTTGGAATTTTAATAATAATTTAAATTTAATTGGTGGAATTAATACACAACATTATTTTATGATGCGTAATGATATTACTCCTATATGGGAAGATCCTAATAATAAAAATGGTGGATGTTGGTCAATTAAAATACCAGTAGAAAAATCATTTGAATTATGGATTAAATTATCAATGTATATTATAGGGGAATCATTGACAGATGATCAATATTTAGTTAATGGAATATCTATTTGTGCAAAAAATACAACTACCAGTGTTGTAAAAATTTGGATAAATGATAATAATAAAAGTTCAATTAAAAATCTTCCTACTGATATTTTAAATGAATATGGATTTAATATAATTTATAAGTCTCATATTCCGGAATATTAGGCTCCTCTAATATATGTCTATTAGCTACACTCTTTTCTAATAAATATGTATTTCTATTCGTTTTAGTGAATTTACCAAGTAAATATGCTCCAAATGTAAATAACATAAATGTTATTAATCTACCTGGTTTATCATTATATATCATCAATACTTCAACTAATAATGTAGATATAAATAAAAATAATATACTTTCAGGATAGTATCTTCCTAAATAAAATGATCCAGCTAATATAAATAATGGTAAAATATCAATTATTCCATTATCAAAAATATATTCAGATGAAAAAATATTATTTAAATGACTATTTATATCATCTAAATTAAGCTTAAAAAATTTGTTTTTATCTAAAGGTTCTTCATAAAACATTCTCAATGAAATAGTAATTAAATGTATCCATAATATTATATAATTTGATACTAAAGATGGTTTCATTATATATTAATCTTACAAAATAAATTGAATTTTTTTAATTTAGTAATTTAAAAAATTAAATTAAAAAAAATGGGAAACTGTATTTTAATAGACTGTTGTCTAAAATATAAAACAAATGAACTTCAACTATATAAATTAAAAGGTAATTTTAGAGCTAAAGTTGTAGATGTTTATGATGGAGATACGATAACTATAGTTATTTTTAATAAATATGGATTCGAAAAACATAAATTAAGAATGTATGGATATGACTCTCCAGAAATGAAGCCAAAATTAAATATACCTGATAGAGAAAATGAAATTGCTAAAGCAAAAGAAGCTAAAAAATTCCTTTCAGATATTGTATTAAATAATATTGTAGAATTTGAATCTATGGGCTTTGATAAATATGGACGCTTATTAGGTAAGATTTATCAATTAGATTATTTCTCTAAAGTCGATATTAATCAATTAATGATTGATAATGGCCATGGCTACGCTTATTACGGTGGAACCAAAAAAATAAATAAAATTTAATTTATAAAAATAATCAATTTTAAAATAATTATATATTTACATATCATCATCATCATCATCATCATCATCATATTCTAAACTAGTTGGATCTGTTTTACTTGATAAACATAAATATATTGTCCCCAATGATGCTACAAAATATCTAATTACTAAAGGATAGTCGTTCTTCATAAAAATATCAACATTTGCACATAAATTAGTACATTTACAAAATGTATTTAAATATCTCAAGTCATAATTTCCTTGAAAAATTAAATCATTATCTTCAGTAACAATTGTTACTCCATTATCTGATTCACCAATTTCTATCTCATCACCAACTGTTTCACCTAATGTATTTAAAATTAATTTTTTATTAATACTTTTTACTTCTACTACATCTCCTAAAGAATTTAAATCTCTAATAATTTTGTTGAAAAATGGTGAAGGCATATTTATAACTGTATTAAATTTAGTTGGAGGAATTTCAATCTCATATTCATCAATATCGAACAAATTTAATCTTTTAGTAGAAATAAAATTATTTTGCTTATTCTCAAATTTTATTCCTAATTTATTTTCATCATCATCATCAACAAATAACGTTATTGTATCATTGTTATTCATTGTCTTCATAACTTTAAACAATAATGAAGTATTAATTCCTGCTACAAATTTATCTCTTGAACAATGGAAATAATCAAAATTTGCTGCATCTAATTTTAAATGTAATAAAACGTTATTTGACATTGCCATAGTAATTGCACTAATGCCCCCAGTTTTTACTTGGTTCCCCTCTTCATCTTCTGTAGTTTCCTGTTTTGTAAAAACTAAATTAATATCTGGAACTAAATCTTTTAGTGCTTCACTTAATATTTTCATAACATTTGCCTGAACAGTTTTTACTTCTACAATACGCATATTATTAATTATATAGAATTCTATCCTTTAAATTGATTATATTTCAATTTAAACGCATATAAAATATATAACTTTAATTAAAAATTATATATAAAAATTATATATTTTTATATATATACACATGCCTGAATACTATCTTGTTAATCCACTTATAGGAGGTAGCATGAAAACTACTTTCACTGGTAAAAATAACTTAGAAGCAGCTAATAAAGCATATACTGCTATTTCTGAAAATTTTAATAATAACATCCCAGAATTTTATTTCACATTACAACAAAAAACATCTCAAAAATCTATTGTCGGTGGAGGTAAAGTTTCTGATTACAAACATTACCTAGTTAAAGAAACAAAGAAAAATAATCAAGTAAACTATAGAATTGCTGAACATAAACCAGAAATTGAAACTAAATTAATGAATAAATTTAGAGGTGAACTTAAAAAAATATCTAAAAAAACACAATCAGGTGGTGCTAAAAAACATTCATATGATGATGATGATTCTGACTCGTTAGATGATGAATCTGAAGACATGTACTTCCCAAAAATGAAATCAAGTACCATTTATGGAAGTCCTATAAGTACATGGTGGTATGACCCATATGTTTTTAGAATTAAAAAATATTATACTCCTACATTTATCTCACCACTTACACCATACTTATATAATCCAGTATATGATCCATTTGTTGACCTTGTATGGCCTTAAATTAAATATATGATTTTATATTTGAAATATCAGATAAATAATAAATTATAATAAAATTTATTATTAATCTTCATTTGATGAAACATCGTTCCATGTTTCATTAATATCTTCATCTAATGAATCAATTGATGACACGTCATTCCATGTAATGTTCTCATTTGTTGAATAATTTTTTTTTAAATACAAAATATATAAAATAATTAGAAAAGTAGTTATTTTTTCACAAAATATTGGACAAAAATAAATAAAATTATGTGTTTCCAATATCATTCTTAATGTTAATGATGTTGATAAACAATTTAATATTACCTCGCTACCTACATAATGTAATGATATATCTTCAACACTTTCCCTTCTATTTATGTGAATTATCTGAGGTATATACTTTAAAGGATGCATAATAGATATAATAATATTTACTAAAATAAATATTGATATCATTTAAATGATATCAATATTTATTAATAAATATTACTTATAAATTATCTTCACATTTATAATCTATTTTATATCTATTATCATCTGTAGTTTCTAATATTAAACCCTTATTAAATGAATTTGTTAATCTATAAACATATCCATAAAATTTTGGATTTTTATTTAACTCTAAAATTTTATTAATCACAAATTGCCATTGTATAGGATTTTGTTTTGATTCAATCTTTACCTTATCTATAAATTTACCATCCTTATAAACATTTAAAAAAGTATAATAGGAATATCCATTAAATAACGTATTAACTTGTTTTATTGGTTTAAAAAACATAGGATCCTTTTCCTTTTCATTTTCTTCTACAAAAAAAACGTTATTTATTGTATCTATTATAATACTATTTATTTTATGCATTTCATTACTTACTATTTTACCAAATCTATTTAGTATTGTATCAGTAGGTCCTAATTTATATCTATCATGTTCCACTCTTATATCTTCATTATCTTCCTTCTCATAACCCCCATTTTGATTATATAAGTCTTCCAAATTTCCCATAGTTCCATTTTTTTTTAAATACTCATACAATTTAGGTTTTAAATTAACTACCCATACATTTTCACCCTGAATTTCATTATGATCTAACATTAGTGTACCCATTGGAGGTCCACCGTGAAATACATATGAAATATCATCTACTTCATAATCTTTTTCTAATTCTGATATATATTTTTTTACTGCCTTTTTATTTATTGTTTTATTAGATCTAAAATAAGTATCATATGCCCATTCGCCATTTCTTGATACCATTATTTTTTCAACAGAAGTTAATAAACCTTTATCATCATCATTTACTTTAAATTTATCAATAAAATGTTCTATTTTTGGTTTTGATCCAATATGTGTTCGTTTTTCATAATCATCTTTTATTAATGTATTATCTAAAGGACTAAATTCATCTTCCATATGTTATATAGCTATATAATATATAAAACTCATATTTATTTTAATAATTTTTCTATAATTCTAATATATTTCTTTATAATTTTATTGTATTTATTTAAGGCATCTATTTCTATTTTATTTTCCGCTTTCCAATTATCCTTAATATTATCAATTGGTTTCCATTTATTGCCCGCATAATGAATCACTTTAATATCAGTATTATTTATTAATTTCTTCCACTCTGAATCTTTTGTATATAATTTTGCACTTACCAAATTATAACTTATAGGTAAATTATAAAAATAATCATATGATATTAAAAATAATGTTTCATTTGGAAATTTACATTTATATTTTATAACTGTACTTATATTATCAATTGATTTTTTTAATATATCTTCTGAAGGTTCTATTAATATTATCCCACCATTTAATGATGATTCAATATTACATAGTTCCAAATTAGCTTTATGATCCAATATTTGTTTTTGTTGAAATTTCATATTTTTACGCGGTTTAATGAATTTGAAAATAGAAGGCGTTTTTAATGAAAATACATCATCTATTGATTTTAAAATTAATAAATCTGACTCTATAATACATACCTTTTTATATTTTGTTAATTTATTAGCAAAAATAAAATTACATGTTCTAATTGTATTAAATTCTTTATAAAAAGAATTAAATTTAATATTATACGTAATATTATTATCATTGTATGGTATTACATCCTTACATAAAAGTTTAAATATTTTTAAATATTTTTTAGGCGTATCAGTTTCTGAATATAAATAAATTATATCATAATTAGTAAATTTTCTTAAATTTATTATTTGATATAATTCATATTCTATATATTTAACATTATCACCAAAATGTATTAATACATAGGCATACATTATATATATTTATAAAATAATTTCATTTTTTAATAATTTAATATCATCTAATGATAATCCAGCACTTAATAATTTATCTACTACGGTTTGTTCTTCTGTTTCTTCTAATGGAATATCATTTAATATATTTATTAATCCATCACCATATTTTTCAATTCTTTTATCACCCAAACCTTCTATTTTCCTTAAATCATTAATATTTTTCACTCTAATATTTAGTAAAGCATCAATTGTCTTATTTGGAAATACCTGATATAATTTACATTCTTCAATTAATGCCTTATTTTTTCTATATTCTTTTAATTTATCTTCTAATTTTTTATTACTTATCTTCGGCGTATCTGTTTTTTCTTTAACAGTTATATCATAAATTTTTTCTTTAATATCATCTAACTTTTTATTTAATATTTCATTTCCTCTTTTATCTATTTTAATAATTGAACCAAATGATTTATCTAATTTTTCCTCAATTAAATAATTACTAATTATTAAATAACGAATAATCTCTTTAATTCTATCTTTTTTTATACCTTTCAATGACCCATAAGTTGATAATTTTTTTATTGGATCTTTAATTCTTTTTGAATCAGAACCAAATAATATATCACATAACATTGATGTTCCGAAATTATGTTTTAATTTTTTTATTGTTTTTAATATCAAATAACATTCTTTTGTTATATCTGTTTTTACTTCTATTTTATTTGATAAACAATAATCACAATGACCACAATTATCTATTTGTTCACTAAAATAATTTGTAATATAGGCCATTCTACAACCTGTATGATTTACAAATTTTTCCATTTCTAAAATTCTCTTCATTTGTTTTTTTTTAAATTCATTATCATCCACACTATTTAAAAAACTTTTATTAATATTAAAATCACCACTGCTCCAATAAAGATAAATATCACTTGGTAATCCATCTCTACCCGCTCTACCTATTTCTTGATAAAATGATTCCATATCTTTCGATATTCCATAATTAATAATTAATCTAATATTTGGAATATCTACACCCATCCCAAATGCTATTGTTGCAACTATTATTTTTACTTTACCATTTGTAAATTTAGTTTGAATTGTGCTTCTCGTTTGATTCGTTTTTCCTGCATGATAACCCTTCGCTTTTATATTATATTCTTTTAATTTTAATACAAAAGAATCTGTTTCATCCTTTGTTTTACAATATATAATTGCCCTATCATCTCCTTCCAACTTTTTAACTAAATCTAATATTTCTTTAAAGTCAAAATCTTTATTATATTTCCTTACAATATTTATATTTAAATTTTCTCTATGAAAACTTGATTTTACAATCAACGGATCCTTTAACAATAAAATATCCTGTATATCTTGAATTATTTTTGGAGTTGCTGTTGCTGTTAATGCTAATACTGGAACTTTTTTTGTCCACTTTTTTATAATATCTAATTCCTTATATTCTGGCCTGAATTCACTCCAAGTACTTATACAATGACTCTCATCTACTGCAATTAAAGATATTAATTTTTTTTTTGATAAATCTCTTATAAAATCTTCACATGTAAAAAAATACTCAGGAGACATATAAACTATACCTGATTTACCACTTAGTATATCATTCTTATCAAATCCCTTATTTGAATTATTACTATTTAAACAGTATACCTGAATATCAAGACTTTTTAATTTATTAAATTGATCTTCCATTAAAGAAATTAATGGAGAAATTACAATAACTGTTTTTTTTGTCATTAAAAATGGTAACTGATAACATATACTCTTACCATACCCAGTTGCTAAAATACCTATTGTATCATTTCCTTTTAATAAATTATCAATTATTTCCTCTTGTTTATCTTTTAATTTATCATAACCAAAATATTTTTTTAATACACTATTCATTATATTAATTATAAAGTTACTATTAATTTACTTTTAAATTATCAATTTTATTTAATATTTCAATTAAAATATTAAATCCAACCTGTTTTATAACCTAATAGATTTTCTAATTTTATTATATTATCTTTAAAAAAATCCATCAATTCATCATATTTATCTTTTCCTAATTTTTTTAAAGATAATATATTAAAATATTAAATCCAATCTGTTTTGTAACCTAATAGATTTTCTAATTTTATTATATTATCTTTAAAAAAATCCATCAATTCATCATATTTATCTTTTCCTAATTTTTCTTTATATGTACCTATTCTTTCCATTGTCTTATTAATTTTCTCATACTTTACACCTATAAAATCATATATCATTTTATAATATTTATCCTCATCCTCAAACATTTTCTCGGAAATTATTATTAAAATATTCTCCCTCTTAAAGTATTTAAATAATTCTATTAATTGATCATAATATAAACCTCTCTGTAAATAATGATACTCTGCTGTATTAAATGATCTATTTTCCCCCATTCTATGTTTTAATTCGTCCTTTATACTATCTTCAAATGATCTGCTATTATTATATTTTCCAGTGTTTATCATGTTCCAATGACTATATGCTCTATTAACTGGATTTCTCAATAATATTATTAACTTTATATTTGTAGCATAATATTGTAAATGAATATAATTATGAGTTAAATATAATAAACCAGGATTTTTAAATCCTACTATTTTATTATAATTCAAATCTTTTTTCCTTTCATATACAGTACTTCTACCTAGCCCTAAATCAAATATATGATCTTCTTCTTTTGACATACTAATATTACTATGTTTTCTTAAATTATGTAATAATGATGTTGTACCACCTTTTTGAACACCAATTATACCAAAATCAAAATATCTATACTTATAATTTATTATATTATTTATTACCAAATCTGATTTTTTTATTTCTATCATCTTATCATTTAAAATTTTTGACCCTTCATAATTTTTATATTTTTTAAAATAATCCGAAAATTTATCATATGTTACTAACTTACCTCCTTTTTTTACCATATTCCAACACATTCCTTTTTCTTCATCTGATAATTCCTTTTTACATATTATGATAACATCAAAATATGGAGGATTATAAGCGTAACCATCATATATCATATATATATCTCTATTAGATGTCATATAATTATTATTAAATTTTAATATTTTATCTTTATCATAAATAATAATTCTTCTTGCCATATATATATAATATTTATTTAATATTTTTATCTATTTTATTTAATACATATTTATAATATGTACTATTGAATTTATAAAAATTAATAAATTTACCCATTGTATATTCATCTAAATTATCTAATATTTCCCTTTGACATATTGTATCTAAATATGGTACAATTACATCATTATATATATTTTCCATAATATCATCAATTTTATATTCAATTCGTGTATATTTTGTTAATTCATCTTCTTCATTTTCATTTTCATTAAAATCATCTTCATTTTCATTAAAATCATCTTCATAATAATATTCTGCCATTTATTTAAAATAATGTAATATCCTTTTAAATAAATATTATTTAACATTTTTTACTATTATCAAAGCAAAATTCATAAAATTTATTTCTCATCATTTTATTAATTAATGGATTTCCATCATCGTCCACATAATTATTTGAAATACAATAATCAATTATTTGATTAAATAACATATTTGTATGATATCTCGGAGTTTTTGGATTTAAATAATGATGATAAAATTCGTCATTATTCATAAAAGTTTGTACTAATTTTGACTCTAGTATCAACTTCTTATGATATCTTTTTTCATAATTATCTTCATATTTTATATCTGAATGTTTTATTATATCACTAAACTCTAGTAATTCATTTATCTTATTCTCATCATTTAATTTTAAATTTTTATCACCCTTCTTATAGTAATTACTTAATTCTTTATTATATAAGTTATATCTTGGTGGATCAGTTATTCCTAATTCTGTATCCAACCATCTTGACATTTTTTTATTCTTCTCCATATTATTACTCTTCATTTTCTTAATTACTATTATCAAATCTTTAAATATCTTGATTTGTATTATTTGTTTTTTTCTTTCTACTAGCTCTATTTTTAGTTCTTTTTAAATTAACTCTTTCAGTAGATGGTCTATTATCCATTATATATTTAGTCATTTCCATTGCTTTACTTGTATCTTGTGTAATATCAAGTAAAGCTGATTGAATTGTTTCTTGTTTTAATCCACTTTTTGAAGTTGATTTATTTCTTCTAAGTTTACCATCAGAAATAGAAATCACACTCTCATTAACTTTTCCCATATATTCTAAAATAAATGTTTCAAACTCTTTCTTTTCATCTTTTAGCTCTTTTATTTCTGCTGCTTTTTTTCTTATTTCATCATCAATTGTAACCCAATTTTTTACAACTTCTACAAATTCTTCTGTTATTTCATCTGGTACTTCTTCATTATCCGAATCACTCATTATTAATTAATATAATATATCTTTTATATATTTAAAACTTTTTTTAAATATATTAATTCTATGAATATTTACTAGATTCTAAATAATTTAATGTAGAAAAAATCAGATTTTTTGATTATATATTACTTGCTATTGATGTTATTACTTTCCCTTTTAGAAACATATAGTGTTGTCATCATACTACACATGATTATTAATATTTTTTATTCTTTAAATAAAAAATATATAATTAATTTACTCCATCATATTTTTGATATTGAAATCAGGTTCTATTGTTGATTGTTGCCATGGAGATACAGTGAATTTTGGACATATTGGTGCTGCTCTTATGTCATATGAAGGATTCTTCAATGATTGACCTACAGTATTAACTCCTACAATATATCTATCAGTTACTACTAAATTACTATCATCTACATTTACTTGAGCATGAGAAAAATCTGTTTCAAACCAATCGTTATTTACTTCTTTTGGTAATAACTCTCCTGAATTAAATTTTAATTTATTATCTTCATTTTCTTTCATTAATTTTTGCATATTTTGAGCTGTTACACTGGTATTATTATCATTTACATCTGCTGCGGTATTACCTTGTTGTAAATCATTTGGTTGAACATCTGTTTTTAATATATCATCAATTAAATCAACTTCATTTAAGTCGGCTACAACTTCGGCAACAGGTGATTCAGCAGATTCTACAGGATTAACAGTTTCTATATCTTGAGTTTCTACTTCAACGGGATCGGACTCTTGATCTTCATCAATACCTTCATCTAACCCTTCTACTTCGCCCTCATTTGAAATTTCATCTTTGGAATTTAACATATAGACTAATACTACTGCCAATAGTAAGACTAACAATAACTTAACATTGCTATTAAATAACATCTTATAGTAATATTAGAGATAATTATTTTATTTTTTAAATTAAAAAAACAAATCAAATAATAAAAAACTATATATTATTAGTTGAAATTTTATTAATATTAATATACAATCCAAATGTATTTTTAAAAATCCATATTCCTGAAATTTCTAGTTCTAAATTATATTTTTTATTTTTTACAATTTCAAAAACTGAAATATCATTATTATTTACTTGAAATTTACTAATAATCATATTATTATTATTTTTTAGATGAGCTTTACATAATAAATTATATTTTTGCTTCTTATGAAAAACTGACTTTAATTCATAGCTATCATTCTCTATTAATTCACCTAGTTTTGACTCTAATTTACGGACTAAATCATTAAATTCAGACGGTACATCAACTTCAAAATTAATTAAATATTTTTTACCATATGTTTCTAATCCAAAAGGTAAATAACAATCATTTAATTTTATTATTAAATTTCTAAATTCATTCCCATCTTTTACATTTATTTGATAAAAATTTTTTTTACAATCTTTAATTATTAAATTTTCTATCATTTATTTATTATAAACTTATTTTTTTAAACTTTTTAAACTTTTAAAACTTTATTT